TTTCATTTCACGCTCTGTCATACCGCAGTGCTTGGCGGCAGCAGGCAAGTTCATTGTAGCATGAAAGAGAGCTTCGTTTGCTTCTTTCACATTATCAGGTGTAGTCTTAATCATTTGTCAACAACTTCAACTTCAATAGTATCAAAAATTCTATTCAATGCACCAGCAAATGATCTATATCCAGAACCAACATATACTTGTCCAAGTACAACTGATACCGTTGCTACACCCCAAAAGATGTAATAGAATCTGGACTTGACTTGATTTTTTTGTTTTTCTTCATTAATCATTTGAATTCACAACTCATCATAATTTCTGTTAGACATGCCAACAGGTTGATCTCTTGGTCGGGAACAATCTGAATGTCTCTAGAGTATTTGGCAATGATTAGCACTGCTTCAGGAATAGATCCTCCTTTAAGGTTGTCGTACAAGACATCATAGAGTTTTCTCATCACAGTAACAGGATCATTGTTGATGTTGTCAACAACCCACTTACGGACAATAGTAAACTCCTTTGCCTTGAGAGAACGAATAAGAGAGTCTAAGTTAATGTCAGCAACATCAGCAAGAATAGCAGTATTAATACTGCCGCTGGCAGCAAAGCGTTGACACTCATTAATAAGACGACGCCAATCAGGATAGTAACGCTTAACAACCTTCGCCAATACTTTGTCTTGATATTCAACATTCTGTTCCTCAAGAATCTCTTTCAATCTAACAAAGAACTGACCTTGTAACTCCATTGCCTGTTCGGTATTGATCTTGAAGTCCACCACAGTACAACGACTGTGAAGAGGTTCAATGATCTTGTTAGGGAAGTTACAGGTGAAGATAAAACGACAGTTACTATGGAACTCCTCTACAGCGGTCCTCAGGGACAACTGGACATCGTTAGTGGTGTTGTCTGCCTCATCGATGATAACGACCTTGTGAGCGCCACCAGAGGTCAAGGAGACCGTTGTGGCGAACTGCCTCACACGGTTCCTCACAGTGTCTAGGAAGCGTCCCTCATCGGATCCATTGACCACGATGTAGGAAGCACCTATCTCCTCACACAGCGCCTTAGCAACGGTAGTTTTACCGATACCAGCGGTGCCAGCAAGTAGTAGGTTAGGGATCTCTCCCTGTTTAACAAACCCATAGAAAGAGTTTTTAATATTCTCGGGAAGGATACAGTCGTCAATAGTTTGTGGTCTATAAGATTCCACCCATAAGAATGGTTTATTTCCAGAATGTTTCATAGTATAATAGAGACTGGTATAGGATTAGAGAAAAGAGAATTTTTTCATAATCAAGGCTCAAGAGCAATATAGTATACAAGGTCGAGTGTAACGTGTCGCCACTCGGTAATCAATTTACTAGAGATCTTTACATTGTAGTCACCAGGAAATAACTTAAGGTTTTCAACTTTTAAGAACAGTTCATAAGCGCCAGTAGCAACACCCCGAATTTCCTGAGTATAAGCATTGGCAGTATCGTTCTCTTTGTCACACAAATTTAGATTGATAGTACCGTCTTTATCAGAAACAAATGAGAGGTCTGGGAGACTGTAGACACCAGATGCTTTCTGAAGTTGTACCAGATCTTCAGAAAACAAGGCAAACTCCATATCAGCACCAGGAAAATTAACGTCACGATCTGGAGCAGACTTCAGGGTGATCTCAGGATCGGAGAAGTAATACTTAGCAGAGCGACGACCACCACGAATGGTGACATACTCATCATTCTCAAAGTTAAGACCAGGATCTTGGAACAAACTCAATCCCATAAGGAACTGACTTAGATCATAGATACCACAAGTCTTGGGGAATATTTCAGGTGAAGTGTACTGAGCAATCATGTTCTCTCCGACACTGATTGTCTTTAGCACGTTACCCTCACGAATCATAATAGATCCATTGATTGTCGAAAAGTTCTTCAGAACAGATGTAGTTTGGGGCGTAAGTGAAAGTTGACTCATTGATTGTAGGTTTCAGTAACAGCGTATTTATCGTTAAAATGAAGAAGGAGGAGACCGTAGTGAAGGATCTTAATGATATCACGGCGGGCAGTGCCTTTACGATCATAACGGGAAGCATACTTAAGGATGTTGCCGCGGCAGAATGCCTCAGCGTCTCCACATGCTTCAATCAGATCTAACGTTTGAATGCTGTCGTTACCAGCAGAATAGTGTTGTCCATAGGTTCCAGAAATGTAATCACTCAGCTCTTTCAACAGAGCGTCTTCATTGTATTTTTTCATATATTACGGGGCGAAAATGTACGCCAGGTCATCATGATAGCATTCAATGACGTTTCCGTCAACGTCTTGAAGAAAGAGTTTTAAACCTTTACCGTCCATAATTTTGCCAGACCGCCCATCTTTAAGATGGGCAATGTCTCCACGATATCCATGGAACTCTCGTTCTTTATCGTCAATATAGGCTTGAGCGTCAGCAATCATATCATCTAGGTAGCGTTGATCTTTATTATAGTCAGACATTTTCTTCCTCCGTGGTTTCTACTTTGTCGTCAATTTTTTCATAAAGGGACAGGAACGATTCTTTAGTCTCATCATCGAATCGGTTGACACAAAACTCAATTGCTTTCATCCTCTTGCCAAAGATTTTATAAGCAGTGATGATATGAACAAGGCGACGGGTACTAATGATCTCATCAATACCACCATCGTTAAAAGTCTTACGAATGATGTCTGCCCAATCAACTAGACGAGAAACAAACTCATCGTCATCACACATCTTACTAAGGATCTTTGCCTCAATACAAGGAGTGGGATACTCTTGCTCAAAGGTCAAAGCAAAACGTTCAAGGAATGCTTCATTCAATACATTAGTACCGATGAAACGACCGTCGTCAGATCCCTTGCCCTTAGTATTAGCAGTAGCAACTACTGTAAAACCAGGAGCAGGATTAACATAACGACCAGTCTTTTTCAGGAAAACTCCCTTACCTTCAAGAATAGATTGGAGACACAGGATCTTGTTAGATGCCAGGTCAACTTCATCTAGAAGCAAGACAGCTCCCCTCTCCAAAGCTTCAATGACTGGACCATTGTGCCAAACAGTGTTCCCGTCAACCAAACGGAAACCACCAATAAGATCATCCTCGTCGGTTTCAATTGTAATGTTTACACGAATCAGCTCCCTATTTAGGGCAGCACATGCTTGCTCAACAGAGAAAGTCTTGCCATTGCCTGACATACCAGTGATGAACATAGGATAAAACATCTCCGAACCAAGAATTTTCTTAAGATCAGTGAAGTTACCAAACGGAACAAAAGTTTCGTCCTTAGGTGGAACAAGGTTGGTAGGAGCAGCAACAATCTCTTCCAGTTGCTCTCGTACCTCGTCAATAGTCAGGTTCCATTTACCACGACCAGACTTGTATGGTTCCATACGGTTAGCAATAGTAGCGTAAGAATATCCCATGTGCTCGGCACCTGCCTTTAGAGCAGCAGTGCCGACTTCAGTACCATAGTTGTTCTCGATGTAAGAGAACAATTGGATCATATCGACTTGAGCAGGACGAGGCATATGCTTTGTTTGTTGTTGAACTTAGTATAAGGGTAAAAGGGGTCTTGACGACCCCGCGGTGGACAGTTTAAGAAATGACTGTAGCGAATGAAGAGAGGATTTTTTTGTTGGTGGTCTTTGCCTTTAGCATTGAACGGAAAGACTTACTGATTGCTGTCTTCTTAGCACCTTGCTCAACATTAAACTCAACGTCAGAAGACAAAGTAGTTTGACCTAAAACATACAAAGAATCATATCCAAGACCATTCAGTTCCCACGATTTAATTTTTTTCCACTGCTTCATGATGGCATTGTGATCATGCTTCCATCCATGGATAGATTTATACAGAGCACTGAAGTCGCCACCACTACCAATACGGAAACCAATAAAATTAACTTGAGGAAAATTATCTTTTAAGTTTTCTAGAAGAATAGAACTAATACTATTCCGAGATTCGTAGTCAAAGTGACGATACGTTCTACCTAAGTTACGATCACGAAGACAGCAGTTGGATTGAACACTACGGTTTCCCATATGAGAATCTGGTAGAGATGGCATGGCAACATCATAACTAATGTTGTTTGCCTCGCCGTCTGTAAGAATACAAACGTTTACTTTTTGTACACCATTTTTCTGTTGGAAATCAGGAATGATAGTTTTAAGAGAAATCAAGCTCTCATTGAGAGGTGTTCCTGATAGATCAAGACCCAACGGGTTGTGATAGTTATTATTATAGTAATTAGCAAGGCGATACAAATGATTAAGACTACTATCAAAACTACTACTGTTGCTACGAGAAGTTACCAAGTTCAGCAGATGAAATCTCTTGTGTACAGATAGACTATTGTGACGACGTTCGTAAGAATAGTCTTGAGGTTTAACCTCCTCCTCACAAAGAAGAATATTAGGGTTCCACTCATACGTGAAGGAATAAACCTCAAAAGGAATCTGAACTTTACGACAGAACCAACAGAGGTTGATGAGTTGCTTAACAGTATCCAGGAGAACTGGACTCATGGAACCAGACCAATCAAGAATAAAAATCATACCATGATTCTTACCATCAGGAAGAATAGTTACTTTCTTGAAAAGGTCTTCGTTATACTTGTAAGTATGAAGTTTAGTAGTATCAAGAACACCAGTCTTAGATTGACCAGCACGAGCATAAGCGTCAGCAGACTTACGACACTCAAATTCCTTAACAAGATAGTTTACCTCTTTCTGTGATGATTTTTTAAATTCATTAAAGTCTGCATCGACCTGTTCAAAAATGTCACCCCAATGACTAGGGCGAGACCCTGAAAGATCTTGCCAATATTTGGTAATGTAGTTCTGTAGCTTATCATAGTTTACAATAACTTTATCTAGATCAACTTCAGGAACTTCAAGGTATACAGGTTCTGTGCTATAACCTCTTTGATTTGTTAACTCTTCTGCTGCTTCATCGAAAGCTTTCTGAGTTTGTGATTCGTACTTGTCACCACCCTGTTTACCTTGTACAGAAGATTCGTTATCAATCTCATCTGTACCACTGTCACTACAGTCATCATCGGTGTCGCTCGGTTGATCAATGCTAGAACTTTCCGATTGTGTTTCATCAAAAGCAGACTCTTCTCCATCTGGAGAACCTTGTGGCATACCAATAGATTCGATATCATGGTTTGATTGATTAAGATAATCTTTTAGTTCTCGGCATAGATCAATAACTTCCTCGAATGTTTCTACCTTAGATACCTTATCAACATAGACTTGCTCCTCTGTAGAGAATGGGATACAAGCGTAAGCGCCAATCTTAAAGTGAAGATTAATACGATCAATAAGATTGAACTGGGAGAAATCTTGATCTACAACATCAAAGAAGTCTTGCTCATTGAGTTCTCGGTATCCTTTATAGAAATCTTTATTGAGACCAGCGTACTTACGCTTTATCAATTTCTCAATACGAGCATCTTCCACAACGTTAATAAAATCTTTAGGAATGTCAGCATCCCAAAGGTCAGAAGGAGTGAACAAAGCGTGTCCAACCTCATGCCCCACCAAAAGGTCATAGACTACATTGGATGCCTTGTCCCACATAGGGAGA